AGTATTACAGAAAGGCTCTGTTATCCATCCACGATCAATTCCATTATTTAGCCAGATTTCAAATTCATCATAATCTAACTCATTCGCTTGAATACCTTTTAGGATCTCATCAAATTCTTCGCTCATATATAAAGTATATCTCTAAATTCTGACAATGTCAAATGACTATCTAATAGTCTTGCTATCATTAAGATTATCACTTATTTTTTTCTAAATATTTTTTATAAATAAAATCAGCCCAGTACTGATGAAATGGCTCCCCAATATGGTCATTGTCGTCTGCAAGGAATTTTGCATTATCGTTTTCATATAAGTATTTTTTAACAAAACTATTTACATCTGACAATTCATATTGATAGAATGTATTAAAATTATTTATTTTACTATTTTCTATTCCTAAATATTTTTCGTTTTCACAAGGTGCCCAAGAAAAAGAATATAACTTTATACTATTGCTTTTGCAGTATAGGTCTAACATCAAGTAATACTGATACGCTAATAAATTTAAAACTTTATCATCTGTTCTAGTTAAAAATGAAAATTTAATAATATTTTTATTATTTATAGAATAAAATCTTGTAAAATCTGGCATATTTAAAAATATTACATCTGGATTTTTATATGTTTTACAATATTTAAAAATTAAAGAAATGCATTCCATTATTGAAGATCCACTAGAACCAATATTAAAATATCCAGATGTAGTGTTGTTTGTTTTTATTTGATCATACACAATCTTTGACCAAACTTTATCGTAAGGCATTCCATTCCCAAAGGTATAAGAACAACCTGAAAATAAAATATGCAATCCTTCATGGTCATTTTTAAAACTATCAGATCTAAAATAATTTGAATTTAATTCATTTATATAAAAATTAGGATTTGTTTTTTTAAATAGTTCATCCCAATTGCTTATACTTAATGTTTTATTTCTTGCAATTGGAACATCTGAAAAAAAATATAAATCATTATCTGGGTCCGCATTTGTTATATCTGGGAACATAAAAGGACCCAAAAAAGATTCTTGAAAGTTATCCATTTAATAAATTAGCATTCTTTTTTTAATCTTTTTTTTATTTTTTTTTAATTGAATAATAATTTTTATTTTTTTAATTATTTTCTTCATATACTCACTACGTCAACTGGACCCATGCAAGATGGATTAAATTTAATTGCAGAATTGACTGCTTGGACCACTCTGTTCCTTGCATTTTTCTGTTTATCTGTTGCATATAAAACCCCATAAGCATACTCTGCTCCTGAGCCCATGGCAAGATATGGAAGTGTGTACTTAGATAAAGACATATCAGCAGAACTGTGCTCATAGATTTGACCACGAACTGCAATGATTAAACCAAGGTCTCCGTCTTTAGATGTATCAACCCAAAACTCATTATAAAATTCTTTTAGTTCTTTAATAAATCTAGTCTGCATAAACTTATCTGTATCTTTAATATTTGGCGGAGTTGGCTTAAAGTTATAGCGGATTCTTTCTCCGTCCATTGCTCCAGCATACCCAATAAGATAAGGACCTATCTTCCAAACCTTTGGTGCTTCAAGTGCTAAAATAGTACCATCATCTGATGCTCCACGATCTCCTGCCATATAAATTTTATCTTCATGTCGAACAACAGCAATACAAGTCATGGCAAAAGCCCTCTCCAGATAGGTTATACTCAAGTATACCATTGCCCAGAGAGGGCTGTCAAGCAAGGTTAATAATGATTAATTAGCCTTTTTGTCTACAGATTTAAAGGCGTCATTTATTTCTGCCAATGATAGCCTTCCATCGTCCAAAAAAGCCCTTGCCAGTCTTTCAATAACTGTTGCTACTCCTAAGAGTCCTGCAAGCATAACTGCCTGAACCGTGTCAATTCCTACTACGGCTCCTGCTCCCAAGACTGATAGTCCTGATGCTGCAAATACCGCAAGAATTCTCATCAGAATATTTGTTATTGCTTTCTGTGGGTGCTCCTGCTTTGGGGGTTCTACTACTTTTTTAATTGCCATTTTATTTCTCCTTTCTTAGCGGGATTGTAATTAGCCAAATAATTGTTGTTGCAAGCACTGCAATACCAACAATGTCTCTTGCTGATCCCGTCAAAGTTAGCCATGCGATAAAGAAGCCAAGGAGGGTGAATGCCTGTGCGATTAATTCCATTCCTGCGTCTTTAAACCATTTAGTTAATCCCTTGAGTGCTTTACCCACAAGACTAACTGCTTTGTTGATTATTTTCATTTGTTCCTCCTTATGACTGCCCCTGCAATTTGTGATACGATGATCACTGGGACAATTACTTCTTGCGCTTTCTCTCTCTGATCGTCTGTCATATCCATACCTAACTCAGAGAAATTAGATAGGAGTTCTGTAACATCCACTTCAAATACTGCTGCAAGTGGGTCTGCTAAGAATGCTTCTGTTTGTACTTCTGTTACTGCATCCGCTAATGTAAATGGCATTGGGGTTTCTCCCGCCTCTGCTTCTCTATCTGAAAACTCAACAAATGCTTCTGCAAGTGCTGGGTTAGATTTCATCTGCTGTGCAATCTGTGCAACTTCTGAAGGCTTAATACCAAGGTCTTGTGCAACCTCAGCCTTTGCTTCTTGAGTCAATGCTCTAAGTGTTTGGCTAACTGCTGTTACTTGTTCAGGGGAAAGAGTAACTAACTTATTATCACTGCTTGTAAGGTTAGCAATAACATTAGATAGATCTTCTTCTGTTCCAGTTCCTTTTTCAGGAACAAGGGCTGCTAATACCTCATCTTCAATTACTACATCTGGTTCAGTCCAAGGGTTTTCTTCTGGCTTTGGCTCTGGGCCAGGTTCTGGTGAAGGTTCTGGAGCAGGCTCTTCAGTTGTCTCTGGGGTAGGTTCTGGAGAAGGCTCAGGTGTTGGTGGTTCCTCTGGGGTAGGCTCTGGTGTAGGCTCCTCTGCAGGGTCCACTGTAGGCTCTGGAGAAGGCTCTGGTGTAGGAGGCTCTTCTGCCGTAGGTTCAGGGCTTGGTTCTGGCGTAGGAGGCTCTTCTGGTGTTGGTTCTGGACTTGGCTCAGGAGTAGGTGGCTCTTCAGCAGTTGGCTCTGGGCTTGGTTCTGGGCTAGGCTGATTGGCTGCAGCGTTGGCTGCTGCCTGTGCAATAGCAGACTGAATTTCTCTTTGTGATTGCTCATCATAGTAACGCCATGCATCATCAATTGCGCTGTTGACATTATTAATTGCTTGATTATATGCGCTAATAGCATTGTTTTTATTTTGCAATGCCGTTGCAACATTTAAAACTGCGTTGTTATATTCATTTGTTTTATTAGTTAGTGTTTGATTGTAACCATTAAGTGTTGATACTGCTTGGTTATAAACATTTAATTTATCATTATATACATCTTGGGCTAAGTTTTTTGCAGAAAGGGCATTGTTGTATTCGTTGGTTTGTTCTTGGGTTGCTCCAGATCCATGAGAAAATGTATTTAGATTACAACTAAAGTTTTGTCCCCATACTCTTGGGCTTCCAGAATAGTCACATCCTGCACCAGTCCATCCTCCAGGAATACCCCAACCAAGATTATAGGAACCTACTCCTCCGCCGTTATACCACCAAATTTCTACATCAAAAACCTTGTCACTTGTTACATCATATACTGGAGAATAATCACTCCAAGTTGCTCCTTGCTCTACCCAGTTATCTATGGCCAATGATCCATCAATATACATTCTAAAACCATCATCTGTATATCCTGCAAAGTATGCTTGCGTAAACCATGATGGAACAGTTATCTGTCCAGTAAATTTAACTATAAAGTTTTCATATCTATTACCACAAACTGGGCGAGTCATATAGTTTCCATTTAGTGTTCCACTACATAAGAATTCATCTGTGGCTGCAAGTCCATTAACTCTAATTAGACTATAAACATCGTATGCCAAACCAGCAGAACCAGCACTGTCTAATGCTTGCTGAGCGTTTGAAAGATTAATGTTGGCTACTCCAAGTGCATCGTAGGCATCATTCTTATTGTCTAAAGCAGTGGCTACTGTTACTGTTTGTTCATCTACTGCTGATTGGGCTAATTCTTTTTCTTCAAGTGCCGTGGTTTCTGCGTCAAGAGAGTCATCATATAGGTCAGAGGTTTGAGACTGGGCTGATTGTGCAGATACTGCAAGGTCGTATTTATCTTCTGCTTCTTCAATTAGGGATATAAGTTCATCTTGGTAGCCAAGGTCATCTACGCTATTGTTGAGTTCTTCAATTTCTTGGGCTGCAACTGTTAGGGGGTCATCAGAGTGGGCACCTTCTGGAGAGATAATAAGCCAGCCAAATGCTAACAATGTGACTGCTGCTATTCGTATTAGTTTTTTGATTACCTTTCCCCCTTGCAGACTGATGTCTGATAGGATGATTATACCATTTTATTGCACAAAAAAGGGGCTACCGTAATTGGTAACCCCCTAATTGTTGGACTAATTACTTGACGTAAGTAACCTTAGCCTTTGGATTCTTTGCATTCCACTTCTTTGCAAGTGAATTGAAAGCATCCTTAATTGACTTAAGTGCAGCAGCATTATCTGCTGTTAACTTAGCGATAGTTGCATCCTTGGCAAGGACAACTGCATCTGAAGCAGCCTTTGCATCAGCAAGTGCCTTAGCAGAAGCAGCCTTCTCGGCAGCAAGTGCAGTTGCAGAAGTAGCCTTCTCTGCTGCAAGAGCAGCATCTGAAGCAGTCTTAGCAGCAACAGCATCTGAAGCAGCCTTTACGACTGCAGCATCTGAGATTGCCTTAGCAGCAAGTGCTGCATCCTTAGCAGCAGTTTGTGCTGCGAGTTCTGATACTAGATCACGAACTGCAATCTCTGCAAATGGTGCGAGTGTACGAGCAGTTAGACCAACTACATCTGCATCTGATGCATCTGTTGATGTTGTTGGAGCAAATGTGATAAGTGATCGTGTTCCAGTTGCTGGAAGTGTTGCGCTAAACTTTGCAACTCCAAAATCTGAAAGTGTTGCACCAGTTGTTGCTGTTGCAGAAGTTAGCGTTGCTGTTGCAGCGAATACTGTTGCTGTTAGAGACTTAGCAGAAACCTTGTTTCCAAATACGTCTGTTGCAGTAACTGTAATATCCTGCTTTGTTCCAGCAGCACCTGTTGTAGGTGCAGAAACTGTTAGGTTATTAATTAAACCAGCAGTACCTTGTACGTAATAAGTAAGAGTTGTTCCACCATTAGTGATTACAACTGTACCAATTGCTGTTGTCTTTGTGTAGACATAGAATGTTGCTGTTGTGCCTGTACCAGTTGCAATAGTCAAAGATGATGATCCTGACGTTGCTCCAATTGGTGCAGCAGATGTGTGTAGTGCAGACACGATTGTTGCATTTGTTGCTACTACAGAAACGACTGTTCCTGTGTCAACTGTTGAAACAAACTTTAGTGCATCAGTAATGTCAACTGTGTTGTCTGCAGGCACTGGTAATACAGCAGGTGTAGAAATTGATGAAGCAGATGACTTATCTGTATTTGCCGCTCCAAGAGTTACTGCTACTGTCATTACAGCAGCACTTGCAGGTGTTGCTACCATTGTGCCCAAAGTCATGGCTGCAACCATGGCTAGTGCGATTTTCTTGAATGAATTCATTCGTTATTCTCCTTGTTTATAGTGTTTTTAGTCCATCCAAATAGTCTTTTATCTCATCTATTTGGCTAGGTTTATATTGTATCACATTGCGACTCTCCAGGTCAAATTGCTCTTCTGGAGTCTTTGGTCTGTCTTTAAAGGTGTGAACCTCTACTTCAGTGTCTATATTTTTTGGAGTATGTGATATTGCTCCAAATATTGCTCCACACACAGCATCAGCCAAGTCCTTTGACTTTTTGCGTGGGTGATCAACTCTGTCATTTTTCATAATCTTTAACTGTGTTAGTTCATCAAATAATAAATCTATTGCTGGCATAGCAAGTCTTTCCTCATATACAAGCATAGCCATATCTTCATAATGTTTTTTAGCAACAGAAACAGTATCAGTTTTCATTCCAACCTGCTTGAGTTCATTCTGAATATCAAATGATTGCCAACGGTCAAATGAAACCATGCCAATATCAAAACCTATTCTTCTAAGGTTCTGAATCCATTGCTTAACTTCTGAAAGATTAACTGGGCCTTCTACCTTTGGTTCCCACCATGCTACTGCATCTACTACTACAATTGGTGCTACTTGTTCGTAGTTGTTGATGACTTGTATGTTTACCCATTTTTCTACATGTGCAATAGCAACAGCACACTTATCGTGCTTCTGGGCAAGGTCAGCATGCACATAATACTTTTTAGTTGGATCTGGTTTAAAGGCTTCGTCAAACCTTCTAAAGTTATCCACAGGGTTTCTAAGTGTCATGCAGGCTTTTACTTTTTCTTGTTGCTTAAAGAATGCATCAGAAGCAAAGGTTGGTACGCAGGTAAAGCGCATCATTGCATCTCCAAGGTCAGTCATAAAAGCAATCTTAAAATCATCAATCTGTCTTGTTGGGTTTACTTCCCATGTAGGTCTTTTTAGTGCGAACACTCCAGGGTATTTGTACGAGATTATGTGGTCTTCATCCCAGGAAATTTCAAACTTATTGTTTGGGTCTGTATCTGGTAGCAATGGGTTAATGATAAACTCGTGGGTTCTTTCAACTACTTCTTTTTCTGCAACAACTGCATCATACTTCTCTGAGATATAGTCTCCTGGGTATCTTGGGAATGAAAGCAAAACAACTTTGCCAAGGTCTGGGAAACGAGAGTCAACTGATCCACGGAAAGCCTTGTAGATATTCTCAGCAGTCTTACCTTGTTCATTACCTGTTCCAACTTCAGATGCAAAACCAGAGATCTCATCAAGCACTGCAAGAAGAAGGTTTAAACCCTCATGCGATTCTCTTTCTGAGTGACCAGAGTAAACAGTTATAGACTTATCAAACTCAACTGAGTCTGCTTTTGCATAGTACTTTCCAGCAAACCATGGGGATCTTTCAATCTTTGATTTAAAACCTTTAAAGAAAACATTCTTAGCCTGTTGAGCGTTAATAGCAACGTTAATTAAATCAATAGCATCTCCTGCTGGCTTACCAAAATACTTTGCTGGGTCTTTCAAACATAAAAGTTTGTATACGATATATGCACATGCTACTGTTGATACAAAGTCTTTTCCAGATCCCTTGCCAAGTTGCAGGATAATCTCATTCTTGGTATATTTTTCAAAGTATCTTGTACCTTCTTCTTCTCCCATTATGTCAATGAGATCTTCTTTACGATATATCTGACTCATTGCTTCAACAATGTCATATTGAATATCAGAAAGTCCAGGCTGACCTAGATAGGCTTCACCCTCAACAAATGTCTTTGCATTTACTGGTGTCTCTTGAAAATGGTTATCCTTAAGTACTTCAAGAAAATCATTGAACGTCGTGGACAACGGTAATCACCTCGTTGTCTTTTGCAAACGAAGAAAGTCTACGCATAATCTCATCACGAACCTGTGGATACTCAGATGCAATATCTTTTAATATTAAAACAAGAACTTCTTGACGTCTCTCAATCTCCATCATTTCTTCTGCAAGTTCTTTATTCTCAAGCAGACCAGCCTTTTGTAGCATGTCAATACGCTTAGACTCAATATCCATGACAAGTTTAATTGCAGCAGTCTTTGCGCTAAGATTGTTTGTCATTGATGCTTCATCAATAACTTCATATGTACGAGAAACTAATTTGCTATAATGAGTATCTGCTGCTGCAAGGGCTTCCTTAGCACGAGCACGGATAGCATCATTAGCAGATGCCATAACCTTCCACTCATTGATAAGTGTTACAACTCTTTGTCTTGGTATTGAAAGTTGCTTAGAGATTACAGTTGGGTCATTGCCCTTAAGGTATTCTTCTACTACCTGATTTACTTGGTCAAGGTGCTTAACTAGATCATCTTCAGTTGACATATTTTCCTTCTAGTCTATTAATTTCATCCTTGATATAGAAAATTGCTTTCTCAAGATCTTGTATTGTCTTTGCTTCATCTTTAAGTCCTGCTCTCCACAGATACTTAAATGCATTACCAATATTAAAATTACGATGACGAGTTATCTCAATGCACTCAATGCCAGATGGGTCTGAGGTGTAGTGTAAAGGGTTGTTAACTTGGTCAACTGTTATGTTTAAACTATCACTCATCCTCTGTCTCCCAATCAAATGCTTCTGGAATTCCTTTTAATGCAGCAAATGCAAAAGCAAAACCAACAGCACCTGCTACAGCAAGTGCTACTAACGCTTTCTCAACTTTATTCATCGTTTTGACCTCCTCAATCCAAACTTAGCAAGGTATACGTAAATAGTCTCTAGACTAACTCCGCACTCCTTCGCAATCTCTTCTGGAGTCTTCTTGTCCATAAGATATCTCTTACGCATAAAGACTTCTGATGTATATAGTTTAGCAGCCATAATATTATTTGTCAACTCCAATTGCTTTCCCCCAATTTTTTACAGCCCAGTGACCAATCCCACAAGCATCTGCAACATCATTATCAGTAATAGTTCTATCATAGATTGTGTTAATAAATTTTATTGTTCTTTCTTTACGAAGGTTTCTTTCGTATGTCTTATACCAAGAGATAGACTTTCCAGGATATTGATATCTTATGACAACCTGTTCATCTTTAGATATTTTTTTATTTCCTATGTAGTTCTGCCAAGTAATCGGAGAAACAGTTCCAATTACTTTTGTTCCTGATTGGCCTGCTGCCCCAAGGATTGCTCCCTGAACTAATGCAAGATCAGCAGCAGTTTTTGGACTATTCATAAACACTGTGTGCTCAATAATTATTGCCTCAAACCCTCCATAGTAATCAAAAAATCCCTTTACTTTTTTCCCTGCGTCCATAACTTTTTCATAGGTATTGTTTCCTTGAAAATTAATCTTACCCACTATACCTAGATTTTCTCCAGAAAACAAAGAAAAAGCAAGGCTGTTGGTACTGGCGTCAATGGCACAAATGGTTTTTGGAGGTAATTCCATACCCCACTTATTCTTTGCCATTCATGTACCCCTTAATATTTTTTATTGCTTTCGTTACATCCTTTGGATTAACATTACAAATACTACAAAGTTCTTCATCATTATAAATAGAAAGTTTTTCGTTACAAGATTTACATCTTCTATCTTTACCAATCCTATTTTTTCTTTTACCCATCATATAGCGAAGAGCAATTTTTTCTTTTGTTGATTTTTCTCTACACTCTGAAGAGCAATATATTTGATAATTTATCTCTGTTTGAAATTGTTTGTCACACCATTGGCAAATTACCATCTAGAGGCTCCATAGACTTTAGTTTAAAGTCTCCCTTACCAGCAGCATCACATGCCTTTTTAATTGGACACGATTTGCAAATTTTTGAATTTGAGCGATAGTTCTTTTCAGGAAGGGTCCTGTCAACCCAAGCCTTACGAACTGATCTCATCCATTCAAACGTCTGGTCTACCCACCGACGATAATAATCATTTACTTCTACTGGAAGAATAAGCAATTCATGATTGTTTTTATTTTCATAAATAAGAACTGCTTTAGGCTTCTTAAGAATTTTCATATAAATAAGCAACTGGATTAAATGACCAGTCTTTGGTTTCATGTGCGCCTTACGGTACTCAAACCCTTCGTTCATCATTGTTTTAATTTCACCAAGAAGTTCTTCTCCCTGCCAATTAACAATAACATCTCCGTAACCAAAGATTGGTGGATCGTTATGTGTAATCTTAAACTCTGAATCAACAAGGAAATCTGGTACATTGCCCATAGCCTCTTGAATTCTTTCATGGGACTTTGTCCCAGCAGTCATGTTTGCTGCGCTATATGGTGTTGCATCATCCTCAAACATTTGTCCGTCAAAAGCAAGGTACCAGTATCTTGGACACTCTCCATGCCCATAGGCAATAGTTGATGGTGCAAAAGTTTTCTTTTGTGTTTGTTTGTCAATACGGTTAACTGTATAACCAGACTGAATTTTTTCAGTTAGCCCAGCAGCATCCACTGGGTGGATAGGTGCCTTTTCTTGCTTAACCATAATCTGTTGCAATAAACTTTTTGTCATATTTTACTCGTTTCTATTACTATAAGTATAGCAGACTAGCGTGTAATATATTTGAGTGCCGACACTAAATTGTTAATAGATTCTGCAGCAGTGTAGTAGATATTCTTTTTACCACGATCTGATTTGTCAACATTAGCCATCCAGGTGGCTTTAAAGGCCATTTTAGCAGCAATGGCTTGTAGTCTCACTATTTCAACCGTAGCAACATTTAAAGGTATGTCTGGCTTAAGAATGACTTTGGCTATAAAAGTTAAAGCAGTTGTAAGTTCTTCGTCACCCATGTAGTCTGCAATTTCTGACAATCCATTTATCATGTCTATCGTTGTATTGTTTTGTTCCATTTTATCCCATCGATTCTATTGATATACCATCTAAAATTCCGTCTTCATTCCATTTTTTAAATGCTGACTGCATATCCTGTCTTGATTGTAACTCATCTAAATATTTTTTTCTTTTGTCTTTATTTTTTTCTGGATCAATAGGATTATCTTCACCAGTAAAACGATAACTTGTTGTAGGGCAATAGTCCATGCTTATAATCTCACAAAACTCACCTTCTTTAAACTTACGCTTTGGTCGCCAATGTATTTGATTAACAGCACTAAAGACAATTGTTTGTCCGCTCTTCAGGGAGTATTTTGTAAAATTATTAGTATCATCCCAGTTACTTACATACAGGTCCCAATCTATATTTGTGTTTGGACAGTAGTTAATAGTTACAAGATTTTCATCAGCATCTAGGTGTGGTGGTAAGGCTGGAGAGTTATCTCCATAACCATAGTTTATATTATAATCAATATAGTTCCAGTGACATAAGGCTATGTCTCCCTTATATAGTGGCTTTGCGATTTCATCTAAACGCTTTTCGCAATCTTCTGGCATGTCAAATTCAATTAACATTCTTGCCATGTTGCGTGGGATCTTTGGCTGATATCGACTTTTAAATTCTGATTGACGAATATATCCATCTTCAATCTTATCACCAATAAAGAAAGGCTCAATAAGTCTATTCTCTTCAATTCTTCTTCTTATCTCTGCATCTTGTTCAGCAGTAAATAGATCATCTATATAGAATGGCAATGGCTTTGTATAGTTTTCAAAGCCAGTTAGATATTTGTGAAGACCTGGAACACTATTCTGAGTCGTCATTAGTAAAACCACCGTTTGCAAAGAACTGTTCCATATAGATAGACGCTTTTTCTTTTAGCACCTTATTAATTTCTAGGTCTTTTGTTTCTGCTTCTGGATCTACAAAATGAAAAAACACCATCTCCACAAACTCATTGTCTGCAAAGTTCTTAGGCTCTCTCCAGTGAATCTGATGTGTTCCACTAAATGTTAATGCCTGATTATCTTTTAATGTAAAACTTTGATCTGGCTCAACAATAAGTGGCCACTCAACATTTGACTGTATCTGATAATCAAAAGTGAATCTAGGCTCTTTAAATGTTTCATCGTAATGTGGAAACAATGATGGCTTGTAATGAAATTTACCACAGTTACTTGTTACGTTATTGTACCTTGCGTGGCAGTACTCTGACAAAATAATTCTTTTATTTCCACTTACAGATCTTGCAATACTCGTAACTTTTTCAATAATTGCATCTGGCAACTGAATAAAAGTATTTGCCTGGGCATGGTTCTTTATAAAAGATCCACCGCTATTATTCTGTACGGCCTTATAAATTTCGTTGACTTCTTGGCTAGTAAAGACATTCTCTACTATTGTATTTATTTCATCTTGTTTCATATTGTCTCCTTGTATTGTAGTAGTTTAGTCTTTATATAACTCTTCATTTGCTTCAAGATTGTAAAATTGAGAAAGAAATCTTGTTCTTTCTGATAAAATCATATCTTGATCTTTATCAAGAGGTGTTGGATCTATGTATTCTAAATGACAAAAAATCATATCTATTTTGTTTCCAGGAAGAATTTTTGTAATTTCCCTCCAATGCGTTTGCTGTGTTCCAGCAAAAACTAGTGCTTGATTGTCTTTTAAAAAATAACTTTTATCTTCTACAACAAGGCCCCAGTCTTGATCAGCGTGAACTTGAATATCAAACGTAATTCTTTGTTCATCTCTTAAGTCGCAATGTGGAAAAAGTTTACACTCATATCCGTAGGCTGGATCATACCTTGCAAACGAATAATCCCCAACTAATCTAACCTTGCCAGCAAGAGATGTCTTTTCTATAGCCTTGTTAATTTTGTCTTCAATTTCTGGAAGTTTTACATGCCAGGCTCTATGCCCAGCCCACTTTTGTAATTTTGTTTTG